ATCAATTCGAATCGCTTCATACCGACGGGGTCGTTTGTCTTCTTATTTCCGAACATCCAATTGAACAGGCTTCTCTTTTCCAAGTTATCACCACCCTTCAAATCGGTTTAATCCATTTACGCCTTAACCTTTGGTAAATTTTCAATCTCTTTACAAAGTAACAATATTGTCTCTGCTAATTTGCAAGCTGATTCAGGGCCAGCCTCTCTCCTTACGGCTGTCCCTAATTGTAGCGCTTGCAAATGTTTAATCTGGCCTTCGATAATTCCTCTGTAATCCATCGTTTTTCCACTCCTTAAATCATGTTCAAATATTCTTGCTGCTTATCTTGTAAAACCACATAAGCATCAAGCATTGCCGCCGTTCCATCTATCCTACGTTTCTGCTTGCTCGTTTTAATTGGCTGAATGTTGTCGTTTTTGTCGATGTCTACAGCCGTATTGCTCAAGCACCACTTTGTGATCGGATTATTGTTATAGATGATTATCTTTTTCTCTAAGTCAGCACCCATTAACTTCATAGGACCGGATAATGTTTTCTTACCCTGGATAACTGGTAACATGGAATCATTTCCGAAGTTGGCCTTCATTTCTTCGACCCAATACTTAGCACTCCATGAGTCGTAACCGGTCCAAGGGATATAAATTCCGCACTTGTTTTGCATTTCAAGGAACCACTCAACGATATATTTATAATGGACGCTGTTTCCAGGTGTGGTCCTCAGCAAGTCACGCTCTTTCCAAAGGTCGTAGCGTATCTTATCCTCTGTAACTCTCTTTTCTAGCAAGTCCTCTGGGAGCCAGTACATAGACTGAGCATAAATCTTTGTATCATTTGGAATCATGAACAAGATACACGCTGCGGTTAAGTCAGTCGTGCTTGATAAGTCGGCCCCGCCTATTCCATACTTGGGTTTGAGTTCTTTGATATCGAACGTCTCTGTATTGTCTAACTGCTCGAATGTCATCCACGCCTCGGACGAAGTTTCTCGAATATTGAACTCTTTACAGACTAGATTCTTGACCAGCATAGGATTTGACATTGCTTTTTTCACTTTGGCAGCTAGTGTTTTCTCATTCTTTATTGTCCCAAGTCCGGGGTTTGCTTTCCTCCAACACTGTGGGTCAATCCATTCTTTTCTAGAATCCAACTCATAAATAAAAGCTATAAGGTTGTCATCCTTATAGCCCGCTTCGTCGAAATATCCATTTATAAGTTGTGTCGCTTCGTCGTATTTCTGATCATATATATCTTCCCGGATTGTTCCGGCTGTGGATGTCATAAAATTTAAAGGTTGTTCTCTCGCAGATACACCGTCAGCCATGATGTCGTAAAGCGGTTTGCCATTCTTCCACTGGTGGAACTCATCCATTAGAATTCCATGAATATTCAAGCCGTCCAATGTGTCACTGTCGCTGGCCAGAGGTTTGAATATACCATCGTTAAAATCACTGACCAATTCAGCAACTAATGTCTTTATTCTCTTTTGAAGTGCGGGAGATTTACGCACCATGCGTTTTGCTTCTCCCCAAATGATCTTGGCTTGATCGCGCTTAGTTGCTACTGCGTAAACTTCCGGACCGGCCTCTCCATCTGCTACCTGGAGATATAGGCCAACACAGGATGAAATTAATGATTTACCGTTTTTCTTCCCTACGATAAGAATTGCTTCGCGGTATTTCCTATTTCCATCTATGTCAATAAATCCAAACACTGTAGCAAGCAAAGCCTTTTCCCATAGCTCAAGAATGACGGGTTTACCACCCATTTTCCCTTTAGAGTGCTTGCAGAAGTTCTCCGTAAACTCAATAAAGTGGTTTGCTCTTGAATTGCTGTAGAAATACTCACTTACTTTAATGTCCAGGTCTTGAACCAGCTTTTTGTATGTTCTGCGGATCTTATCCGGTACAATCTCTTGACCGCTTTCTATTAATTCCCAATACTCTCTTATGGGGTTGTAGTCTTTAGGATATTTAATCAACATCCTCACGACCCGACACAAACTCATTGAACCCATCGCTTTTCGGTTTCTGTTCCTGCTTGGGGAGTAGATCGGATAGTTGCTTAATCGCTTTCATGTACTTTTCAATCATGGAGGTGTAGATCTCTACCTCTGGGGATTTCTTAGTGCCGAATTGATTCTCACCATTCTTGTATTCTGACACGGCCCCTTCAAGGTTTATTGTTTCTTGCAGATCGTCAAGAGTAACGGCCATGAAGGCAGCATTTCGGATGAGCGAAGAAACAGTGTCCATCGTACTCTTTTCCATGTTTTTGAATAATCGCTTAAGTTTAAGTATCTCTTTTTTTATTTTGGCATCTTTTTCTTTCTTGAGCAATAAGCGCGTCTCTTCGTCCATCGTTATCACCGGCCTTTCATGACTACACCCCCTCATAGAACAATCTGTGTATCTATTTATGGTTCAACCTACGGTCCAAGGAAAATAGGGTATCCCTTATTTTATAGGGGGGTATACCCTCTCTGCGCTTTCCTTATCAGCTGTCCACTACTGTCGAACATTAAACCGTCCGCTGTAGCCTCGTTAGTCCTCATGTGCTCCTTGTTGTGACAGTCCTGGCATAAGGCCTCAAGTCTAACATGGTTCAGGCTTATCTCGGGATCATTAATATTGTTTGGTGTTAAGTAAGTAGTGTGATGTGCTATCATTGCGGCACCCTCACATCGATTACAGATAAAGAACTTGGTACCCATGAATGATAGTCTGCATTGAATCCATGCATCCGAGGCATAGAACTTAATAGCCCAAGGTTTAGCCAATCCTACCCTCGCCTCGTCTGCCTGATACTACTATGGCCTCGGCTATAGGCATCATGTCTCATTAAGGCCTCCGTGTCTTTATGGTCATCGCTTAGCTGCTCATGAAGCTCACACCTCGTCACGCGCCAGTTATGACAATTAATACAGTTTGATTGATCTTTGGGTCTTATCTCTTTATAACGATGACACTTCGAGTTTCCAGCCACGGCGATCACCTCCGAATAGACATAGAGAAAGCGCCACCTTTCGGAAGCGCTTTCTTGTGTGTTTCAGTTCATAAAATTTGATATTAGTATCATAACATGGCATATTCGTGGTGTAAATGCAGACTTATTGCAGCAGCTTGTCAAGCCCTTAAAAAACCCGCTATAACGCTAACCGCAAGCCATCTACGCCAAAAATCATAACACTTAACTCTTCAATCATGTCATTTTTCCACGTATACACTGACCTTTCGCTACAGTGAAGTTCGACCGCTATAACCTCAACTCTTTCCTTCCAAGGCATTAAGCTTTTAACGGGATCTAGATAAAGTTTATCGATAACAAGGTACTTCTCAGGTTGACCCTTGTCTATCATCTTTGTCCTAAGCTCAACCAATGATATTTCCACCTGCATGACCATAATCAACGTTCGTATTCTGCCACGTCTAATGGCGTAGATGATGATGTCCTCATTGTCGGACTCTTCGAAGTTGTACTCTTTCAGATCATCGTCCGAAGCTTTATCCTGCGCGAGCTCAATATGCTTGATTAGACTTAGGTATTTTTTAAGCAGGAGTTCGGTGTTGTGGAATCTGCTTTTCCTTGCCCTATCCCGCTCTTCATTTTTCTGCAACTTCAGCGCCTCGATGGCGGCTGCTGTGGCTATCTCCTGTATGTTCACAGTACCAAGTCTTTTACTCACGGCGTAGATCACCCTTTCTTCGGAAAATTACCAGGACGTCGAACAGGAAGATGTCCTGGATCAAGCATGTGACCACCACCACGAACACCTACTCTACCGGTACCAACGTTGAACAACTCTCCTCTGATCCACACAGCCCATACAATCGCATAGACTGCATCAGCTACAACGTGGTTAGCAAAAAGATAAAGGCTTATCAGCACAAGTATTACGCTTAGCGACCCTCGTATTTCGTTCATCCGCAAGCACCCCGTCCACAAGCTGGACAATGTACGCAGCCGCCTTCGTATCGCATCATATTGCCGCAATCTGGGCAAGAGTTTGATTCATGGTCTTGACTCATTTTACTTCCTCCTTCGGCTTCCAGTTGCGACAGTCATTACGTGTTTCACACGGATCGCTTCCCATCTCAGCAAGCGCCTGCTCAGACATGAAAGAGTACAAACACATTCGACATTTTAATTCGTTGTCCAATATCTTTTCAACTGAAGGCATTATATTTCCACTAAGCCTAGATAACTTCTGGTCTTTGACCTCGTCAATTTCACAAGCCCCAATACATAATCCTATTTTCATCTGTTCAAGCATAATCTCGACGTCCGCCATTTCCTCGATGACCTTATCCTTAGTTCCATCGCCATTAGCCTGTTTACAGAGTTCTTTTTGCAGTTCGGACAACTCTTCGATGCATTTAATCGTTTGATGCCTGATTCCAAATGTACTTAAAGCAGAATTATATATCCTGTGCCTTTCTGCTTTGTCCTTGAAAAATTTAGCAAACTCATCTGGGCTTCCGATATCTTCATAGGTCGCAAGTCGGTCAAAGGCTCTTTGAACTGGGCATATATCGCATTGTGGGTTTTCATCCTCACTACTGCAGAATTCTCTGCAATCGCTTTCTCCACAACTTTCACAAAATTCCTTTAAAGTTACTCCGTCAAAAACTTCGCTCTGTGTTGTCAAACGTTCTACTCGATTCATGTCGATTCTCCTCTCACTTTCTCAATTCTTGCTTTCAACGCGCTCATAAGCTTGTCTTGCGTACTGCCCTTATCTTCAAGTGCAGACATAACATCCTCATCGGCGCCGCCCTCTACGATTAAATGGTGTAGAATCACTTTTTCAGTTTGCCCTTGCCGGTGTAATCTTTTGTTCGCCTGTTGGTATAACTCAAGAGACCAGTTCAGCCCGAACCATATGACGTGGTTTCCACCTTCTTGGAGGTTTAGGCCGTAGGCGGCACTTGCGGGATGGGCAAGCAGGATATCTATCTTTCTCGCGTTCCAATCGTCTTGGTCCTGCGGGGTTTTAAGCTGTTGCACTCTGAGTCCCGATGAGGCCAGTGCTTTTTGAATTCTTACAAGATCATGCTTGAAGCTGTAAAAGACTAACGCTGGTTGACCGTTCAATCCCTCGACAAGCTCCATAAACGCTTCGATTTTGCACTGATGGATGTCAACGACATCTCGGTTCTCGTCGTATACTGCGCCATTACACAATTGCAAAAGTTTGTTCGTAAGGACAGCAGCTGTGCCGGCATCGATCGTGGAGTCTCCGACTTCCAAAAGCATTTCCTTTTCGAGACTGTCATAAGCTGTTTTGGCTTTCGGATCCAGTAGCACCGGCACGGTGACTGAAACACAATCCGGAAGATCTAAGTAATCCTCTGCTTTCATACTTACGCAGATATCTCCGATCAGCTGCCTAATTACTTCGTCGGATCCTGGCTTAGGCGCATAGCTGAAAACATGATCGCGGTCTCGTTGATCCGGGTCGAAGTATCTTTCTCTGAAATGCGTAATCTTTTTCCCTAATCTTTGACCCTCATCCAGTAAGTACACTTGCGCCCATAGATCTAGTAGTCCGTTTGGTGCTGGCGTACCGGTTAACCCGACGAACCGCGTAATATATTTACGCACCCAAGTTAGTGATTTAAAGCGTTTAGCCTGATGGTTTTTGAAACTGCTAAACTCATCGACAACGACCATGTCAAACGGCCAGGCGTTCCGGTAGTATTCAACCAGCCAACAAACGTTTTCTCTGTTGATCACATAAATGTCGGCGGGTGTATTCAGCGCTCTGATTCTCTTCTTCAAGGGCCCAAGCGCCGGCACGACTCTCAACATGTGTAAGTGATCCCACTTTGCTGCCTCTTTCGCCCAGGTTGCCTCCGCAACTTTCTTAAGGGCGATCACAAGAACCTTGCTTACGGCGAACCGGTTAAACTTCAGATCGTTGATAACTGTTAAGGCAATCACTGTTTTGCCGAGTCCCATGTCAAGAAAAAGTCCTAACGCCGGATCCGCCAGAAGTCGATTTATGCAATACGATTGATATGGATGTGGTATGAATTTCATTCGCTAATCATCTCTTTACAGTGGCCAGTGAACTTGTCCACCCCTGCTTTACAGTCCAGGGTAAATACCTCAAAGTCTAGTTTGCGTAGTCTCCGATGCTGGACCTCTTGAAGTGGTGATGGTTTTTTGCCCGGCGCTTTTAATTCAACGAAAGCAACCCTGCCACCAGGAAGTAAAACTAATCTATCGGGTACACCCGCATTGCCCGGTGAAACAAATTTATAGGCTTTTCCACCTAGCGCTTTGACCTGATCTCTTAGATAATGCTCGACGTCTTTTTCCCTCATAATGCTTCGCAAATCCTTTCAAAACGAAAATGTAAACCAACTTTTCCATAATACGCGTATAGCACATCGTGATTAGGCGTATCGTGTATATTTACTACCTATTTACTACTACTTATAGAGAAATCATAGTAACATAGTTTACAAACAGCTGTAACCCTTGCTATGACTGAGTTTTTTTGTAAACCAAAGTGTAAACTTTCTAGTTTTTTATGGTTTACATGGTTTACATAATATTTATGTCCGAATATTCTGATGGTTTACAAATGCCCTACTTGGTTTACATTTTTATCGGCACTAAAAGGGTGGCTTTTTGGAGGAACTATAATAAGATTTGATTCCTGAATAAACCCTTTCTGCGTTCCATATCCAGCTCCAAACCGCGCAGTGCTCGCCCTCTTCCACCCTTTCAAATTCTCCAGGACCGTGTTAATCCTGTGCGCCTCCATCTTCGGCATGTTGGCCCTATTATCACAAAGGCATTCCCGCCATATCTCAAGCGCACAGACGCGGTCTCTCGCTACTAATTTCACCATATCCGCCATGCCACCACCCCAAAACATACGACGCCTATCGAGGCTCCATTTTTGCCAATCGGGTGGTACTGCTCGTTCAAGAAAGTCCTCAATTTGTCCCTGAAGTGGATCACGTTCAAGATGTGCTAAGCGACGCTTTTCTGCTTCAGCTTCCATCTCTTGTGATAAAAACAAGGGTTCTCCAAGTCTCCAACGCATGACCGCTTCTGCCCATATCTGATCGATTTCAGTGTTATCCAGGTCATCAAAGATGGATTTACTGGGCTTTTGTATCTCAGTATCAACGGGCCAAAAGCGACGATTCCCTGTCGTGTCTTTAAGGTAATCATGGTCATTAGTCGTCCCGAAAAACACACAGCGCCTTAAATGCTTCTCTGTCTTTCTGGCGTAGGCTGCGCGGTATTGATCGTCTTGTTTACTTAAAAATTGTTTTACAACCTTGATATCCGTTTTACTGAACGCTTCCAGCTCTCCGATCTCCACGATCCAAATACCCTGCAGTAACTCAGCCGCATCTTTGCCCTCAAACGTTTTGATGCTGTCTGAAAACCAGTCCTTACCTAATTTAGCAAACAGAGTACTTTTCCCAATACCCTGACGACCACAAACGACCGTCAGATAATCGAACTTACATCCAGGCACCATTGCGCGACCCACTGCCGCCGCAAAGGCCTTGCGGGTTATTGTGCGTGTGTACGCATGATCCTCCGCGCCAAGGTAATCGATGTAAAGAGTATCAAGCCTCGACAAGCCATCCCATTTCAAGTTCGTGAAGTAGTTAATCACCGGATCGAAGCCATTAGCAGCCGTGTGGTTGCGTAGCGCGTCCTCGATGATATCTCTTGATCTGAAGCCCAACACTCCTTCGGTATACGCGCGAAGCCCAGAGTCATCGTCATCCGTCCAGTGAAACACGCCTGCACTTTTCTCTCGTACTCCCCAGGGCAAAGGTGCTATGCCTAAAATACTGTCAGCAAAAGTGTCCTTCATAATCCGGCCTTTTAGCAAAGGATCATACCTCAGCACAACACACACATTCGCTATGGTTTTCGTGGGTGTACCCGTGTTGCCGCTCACCTGTAGCTTGCCGATCCAGTTAACCGTCTCCTCCTCACCATTCGTTGGAGCCACGGCAAAGTCCTGAGTGGCCTTTTCATAGCGTTCCTGATTTAGTAAAGACGCGACGCTAGTATCTTTTACGGCGAATTCACATGCCGCAAGGTATGACGGTAACTTATTTGTAGGTGTATCTGACTTGGCTTCATCATCCAGCTCACTGAACTTGTGTAACCGTATTAGGTCAAAAGCGTTCACAAGTTTGCCCGAAGTTGGATCAGTTGCGTGGTGACTGTACAGGAAATTGCCATTATCGTACACAACCGCACCACCAACGGTGGACCCACCAGTGAAGGTGAACCGTCCGGATCCGTCGTCGCAGGCAGTATATTCACCAGGTATGAAGGTCTCTATGGCTCTATAAATGTCATATATTCGGCAGAAGGCACCTACAACTCCGCTCTTTGCGTTAGGATCCCCCTGCTTAGCTGCTAGTCTGACATGAGTCTGCTGTACTCCTGGCACCTCTGGCCATTCAGCAACATTGCGCCAATCCGTGTAGGTAGAGAGTAATCCGTCCGCATCAAGGAACGCCTTATCGTCATGCCGGTATGCATAAACACTATCTGAAGAACACGAGGGCCAATACATCAAGCGCGAGGCTTCGAACGTGGTAGGATCGCATAGTTCCATGCCGATAATACTGGCCAACTTACGTGCTAGTGGCTCATATTCGTCTGCTGTTGCGGTCCTATTGAGAGGGATCAAGACACGTAAACGTGGCTTGACCTCTTCATGTTTACGGGTGGAATAGACCGCATAGGCGCACCCTAGTCCATCCACTCTAAGAAGGGTATCCTGTGTCTGCCCAGGTTGAATGTTATCAAGGTCAAGGGTTATAACATCCCGCCCCGTGACGTTACTTGCCTTTCTTCGATTACCCTCAAGAGTACCCGCCACAAAGCCGCCTACGTCCTTCAGATCGTCTTGCTTACTCTTTGGTAGACGCATGTATTCAGCCAGTGTCTCGGTGCCTCTGGCAGGTGTACGCAACTTCTCGACCAGCTCAGACCAGTAAAGAGTTTGCGCTGGCCATTGCGTGGCTTTGCGACTGCCGGCGGATGAAATTGTGATCTGTCGATCGTTTTTAAGTGCCATGAGAGGCATCACTCCTTAAGATCGATAATTGGTAATCCCTCGAGTAAACCGACCTGGTACGCGGGTAGTTCAAACAGTTCTACAGTCCCTCGATTAGCGTGGTGGCCACCGTACCTGAGGACTAAAGACTCTCCCTCAATTTTAGGGTAATCGGTCCATTGGTTGTATTTATCAAGTGAATGTTCAAACTTCTTTAGTAGATCATAATCTAAGTGGATGGCTTGGTCGTCAACCTTTATAATCACCGGATGCCCAATGACTACTTTGAGCGCGTCGAGATCCTTAGTTAAGATCTCGACTTGGTGAATGCGGAATGCTTTCTGATTGATCTTAATCTTTGCGATCAAACCCCTACGTTGCATCTTGATAATCACATTGGCAGCGTCTTTGGCTTTTTTGATCTTTTCCAATTCTTCGTCGGTGAGCTTTCTTAAGAACATCCGTCTCTCACCTCTGCGTTCGTTCGTACCGGTAAGATCAGGACGTCGATTCCGTTTTCCTCATCACTATAGACGATTGAGTCATTTCTGTGTCTAAGCTTTATAACCACTCTGGTCGATCCAGCACTCTTGAAAACATCCAGAGCATAATACAGGTAATCAGCATTGAAGGACCACGTTTCGTCCTGATCTTTGACCAGCTCGCCAATGGACACTTTTAGTTCGACGCCTTGGTCCGATAGCTGCAAGAAAGCCTTCTCCCTGAGCAAAACAAGATTCACGATTTTATCGGCCGTCTTGAGTTCCTTTACAACCATCCGCATGACCTTTGCGCATTGGGTAGCTGCCTCTACCTGAGCAAAAGTTTCCAACGTGATTTGATTCTCTGAAGTCCAGTAAAGTAAATTATCAACGGCCTGCTCATT